GATTCCTTCAAACTTATCTGGATTATCAGAAGCCACCATACTTGCAGCAACTCCACCTAGTGAAAATCCGCCAATATACCACTTATCTATTTCAGGATAACTATCAATAACATCGAGTGCTCTATCTTTACCGAAAAACGCCAAATTAAAAGGCATCTTCTGTATCACTACCTTAATTCCGCTCTCTGCAATTTTTTCTGCTGCATAAGCAAAACTTTTAGGATCAACTTGTCCACCAGGATAATAAATATAACCTATATTTGTCTTTTCATTCACAGGATTAAATACAATAGTATTTCCAACCTCTTCTACAATCACATCCTTTTTTGATGCCATTGCAGCAACTGCCTCTTCATCTGCTGGAAGAGAAAATGTTAAGTATCTTACAATTCCTATGACAAAGGCTAATAAAATAACAGCTACAACTAATAAAACTTTTTTCTTCCTTGAAAAAGATTTTTTACTTGTTTTCTCAGACATGGTTTCTCCTCATTTCCTGTAGTTTTATTTATTTCATATGCCCTTATTATATCATTTTATTCAATTGCACACAATGAAAATACTTAGACTTAAACCACGCTATGGATCCTTGCTCTACTATAATCTCTACTCCTCTTGGGTTCCCCCTTCTTCATTTATGTATTTATAGTAATGCTTAATAGCACTTTCTACTATTTTACTGATTCTCACATTTACATTAGGATGTTTTACCTTTAAGTCATTTAGCATACTTATTGCAGGAAAACTAAGATAAAAATTCTTTTTATATTTGACATCTGAATGATTAATTTCCCTTTCAAAAGTTACTTTCTTCTCTTTTTTCTTCTCTACTGTAACATTTTTAATAGGATTATTTTTTAGTTTTTCTTCAACTAAATCGGCTATATCAAGCTCTCTTATGGTATTTCCTCCCTTAACTTCTCCCCACTCACCAAATTTCTCATACTCTTCTTCACCTTGTGATGTCCTATTTTTATTATTTAACTTTCCCATTTTTCCTCCTTATTCTCATAATAATAAAGGATTAGACTGACGCTGAGAGGCGCGTCTACCGAATAGGAGTGCACCTCTGCCCTGTAGAGACTTCTTCCCAAGTCTCATTAAATTCCTTTTAACCTCTGCCCTGTAGGGGGTTCTTCTCAAGCTCCATTAGATTCCTTTTGGTCTCAACATAATAAATTGCGACATTGTGATATTAGGACATTATGAT